GTTGTATTTAAAGAATTTGGTCCGCCAACATTTCCAGTAGCAATTCCCCAGCCATTGCACCCAGTACAATTAAAACTAATTGCATATCTTTCTGGCTGAGTGTTTCCAGTGTCTGGTGCTTCCCAGGCTAAGACTATTGCAGTACCACTGTCAGTCAATACAAGGTTTCTTGGAGGTCCTATTGTTTTTACTACTGGGGCTGCCTGCGAAGTAAATGCTGATGCTGGAATAATGTCCATAGATCCAGATTGATCCCAATGAAGGAATACATTTGCTCCCCCACCATTTTCATAATACATTAATTCTATTGTTTTAGGTACTCCTGCTGTGAAGGATATTGGATCAGTTGTAGTTCCTCCGCCACCCTTGTCAACCCAGTCATCTGCTACTAAGACTCCACCAATGTATAGCCTTGTACCATCATCTGCTGTTGCTAAGAATGATATGTTTTGAGTCGTATTGCTAAGAATTGACCCCGTAAATCGTACAATAACATCCTCTGATGGTCCACCTAAGACGCTTCCACTGCCCCACTGAAAGTCAATGTTGGGTACATTAGTGGTGACGACTGGAGATGCTCCCTGGGGTATATAGGGAGAACCATTTTGTCCCAGCACATTATAGACCTGAGCAGTCAAACCTTCTGATGCGTGGGCCTTGTCAATTATTAAAAGCAGGGGAAATAGAGCAAGGGATAATACCAGTGCTACTCTCAATAACTTTTTAATATTTAACTCCTTATAGTCGTAGTGGTGGTATGACTATTAAGGCTATTATATCATTTTATGTAACGAAAAAGGGGGCTAGCACTTGGCTAACCCCCCTAATCGTTGGATTAATTAAGCACGGACCTTCTTCTGAATCTTTACGACTAAAGAAGTTAGCGCTGTGATTTGCTTTCTAAGTGAAGCAATTAATGTAGCAACTTGTGTAGAAAGCGCTGCGACTGCATCTACTGCTGCTTGTGCTTGTACAGTTGCTGCTTCTGCTGCCTTTGAAGCTTCAATTGCTGCATCTGTAGCAGCCTGTGCTGCCTTTGCTGCATCCTCAGAAGCCTTGACTGCAGCTTTGTTTGCTGCATTAGAAACTTCTGCTGTTGCTGTTACTACAACTTGTCCAGCAAGAGGAAGAGATGATCCACCAGTTGCTGAAATTGTTACATCATTTTCAACCAGAGGCATGAAAACCTTGTATGACTTTGCTGTTGATGTATCTGTTGTAATTGATGTTGCTGTAAGAACATCTGATGATCCACCAAATGCGTAGTTAGAAGTGATTCCTCCTACTGCAAAAAGGTTTGCGTGAGTCTTACCAGATACTGGAAGACCTGCTGCATCAAGAGCCTGTACAGTAATTGTTGCTGCTTCTCCTGGCAAGTAAACTGCCTTATCAAATGACAACTTGACAGTTGCGACTGCTGCTTCCACACGAGTAGAAACTGGTGCAGATGAGACTGTTCCAGACTTAACTGTAACTGCTACTCCGCCAGCCTTAACACCTGTAAGGGTAAATACTGCTTCCCCATTTACGATTGTTGCTGCTGTACCTGAATCAGACACAACTGCTATATCGCTTGAATAAGCATTAAGTGTTCCTGCGCCAACGACAACGCCTAGTGCATCATATGCAACTGCCTTAACTGTTGATGTGTTTGCACCTACTGCGATAACAGACTTAATTGGAGTTGCTACAACTGAAGCAATGTCTCCGTAGAATGTTACTTTCTCTGTTGCAAGGACTGTACCTGTAAGTGTTGTAAGAGTAATTGTTGATACTCCTGCTGTACCGTCAGCAAATACGCCAATGTAGTTTCCTGTAGGAATTACCAATGCACGACCTGTTGCAGACATTGTTGTAGCATTTGTGCCATAGCCGATAAGTCCAGAACCTGAGACTGTTGCAAGAATTGACTCAGTTGCTGATCCGCCTGCTGCATTCTTAGGTGTAACAACGATTACCGCTGCTGCATCTGTTGCTGTAGCCTTTGGAGCATATACAGCATCGTCTGCTGTTGCTGTTGTAACTTCACCCTTATTAAGAACTGATGTTGTAGTTGCTGCTGCAGGTGTTAGATCTGCTGCCTTAACTGTAACTGTCCAAGAAACTGTTGGTCCATTTACTGGGCTAGTTGTTAAAATCTTAGCCTCATATGTACCTGCAACGCTTGGTGCATCTAGTGTAACCTTAAACTTTGCTGTTACATATGTTGGAGTATTAACTGTTGAGTTAACATTTGCTGAAACATTATTACCTGCAATTACTACTGAGGCTGTTGATGTTTCTAGAAGTGATAAGGTTGCAGACTTTGCTGATCCCGTTGGTTGTGAAAACATAGCAGAGATTACTGTTGCAGTATCTGCTGATGTTTCTGAAATAAATGACAGTGTAACTACTGCTGTTGCAGACTCACCAGAGGTAACAGCGTCTGTTGCTGAATCAATGGTTAGAGTTGGTGCGTTTACAGCAGCACTTGTCGGAAGTGCTGAGAGTACGCCAAAGGACATAGCTGCAGCAAGTCCTAAAGCAATTTTCTTAAATGAATTCATCTTTCTCCTTGTTTGTGTATATCTGATTATTTAATCAGAATTCTTATAATAGGTTTAATCTATCTAAGTAATCACGAACATCATCCGTCATTGGCTTAGGTTCTAATTCTACCATATTCCTCTGTTCCTTTGCAAATTGAGATGCAGAAGTAGACCAAGTGTGTATATCTATCTCTATATTAGGATTTTTTGGAGTATGGGATAATGCACCAAATACCGCACCCGTTACGGCATCTGACAAATCTTTAGATTTTTTGCGTGGGTGGTCTACCTTCTTGTCATTAATAATTTTAAGTTCAGACATTTCGTCAAGCAATAAAGGTATATAGGGCATAGCAACACGCTCTTCATAGATCATCATTGCAAGGTCTTCATAGTGCTTCTTACCAACAGAAACAGTGTCAGTTCTGATTCCTACGGCTTGAAGTTCTTGTTGAATATCAAATGATTGCCAACGGTCAAATGTAACCATACCAATATTAAAACCTTGTCTACGAAGGTTTTGAATCCATTGCTTTACATCTGAAAGGTTTACTGGACCTTCAACCTTTGGTTCCCACCATACGACGGCATCTACAATAATGATAGGCGCAACCTGTTCATAATCTTTAACAACCTGAAGATTGACCCACTTATCAACATGGGCGATTGCAACAGCACACTTATCGTGTTTTTGTGCAAGGTCAGCGTGAACAAAGTATACCTTGTCTGGATCTGGCTTAAATGATTCGTCAAACCTTTTATTATTATCAATTGGGTTTCTAAGCGTCATACATTTTTCAAGTTTATCTTTTTGTTTAAAAAATGCATCAGAAGCAAAAGTTGGTACACAAGCAAAACGCTGCATTGCATCACCCATATCTGTAAAGAATGCAAGCCTAAAGTCATCTATCTTGCGAGTAGGATTGACTACCCAGGTAGGTCTTTTTAATGCAAATACTCCAGGGTATTTGTATGATGTAATTTGATCTTCATCCCAGGAAATATCTAAATGATTTCCTTCTAGGTCGTCTGGAAAATCTGGATTCATTACAAACCTATGGTTGTATGTAATTACTTCTTTTTCCATAATAGCCGCTTCATATTTTTGTGAAATAAAGTCCCCTGGAAAACGTGGGAATGAAAGCAGTGCCACCTTACCAAGGTCAGGAAAGCGAGAGTCTACAGAAGCACGAAAGGCTTTATATATATTGTCTGCAGTCTTTCCTTGATCATTTCCTGTGCCAACCTCTTGTGCAAACCCAGAAATTTCATCAAGTACTGCAAGGATAAGGTTCAAACCTTCATGTGATTCACGCTCTGAGTGACCAGAGTAAACTGTAATACCCTTATCAAACTCAATGCTTTCGGCTTTTGCATTATATTTTCCTGCAAACCATTCAGACTTTTCAATTTTAGTTTTAAAACCTTTAAAGAAAACGTTCTTAGCCTGCTGAGCGTTAATAGCAACGTTAATAATATCAATAGCATCTCCAGAAGGTTTGCCAAAATATCGTGCTGGATCTTTAAGGCATAGGAGTTTATATACTATATATGCACAGGCTACT